TATTGGAACCGTGATGCTTTACTTGCAACTGGATGGGGTGCAAAAGCATGGAATGATGGTGAGTGGGGAAATCTTGCTGACGAAACAGTTTCATTAACAGGTGTATCATTTTCAGCTTCATTAGGATCAACTAGTATAGTAAGCACAAATATTATTATTCCAACTGGAATATCTTTTACAGGATCAGTTGGATCTATATCCCCAGTAATTCCAAAAACTGTAGAACTTGGAAGTTTATCATTTAATGCAACTGTAGATTCATTAACTACAACAGCAGATGCAAATGTATCTTTAACAGGTCAAGCCGTAACTGGTGCAAATGGTGTAATTACACCAGCAGATCAGGTTATGGGTTTAACTGGTCAATCATCTACTGTTCAACAAGGAACAGCGGTTGCACCAAACGAAGACGTAACTTTAACTGGTCAAGCAATAACTTCATCTCAAGGGACTGCAGTTGGATTTGGTGGTAGTGTTGTATTTCCAACAGGATTTTCTATTACATCAGCACAAGGAACAGCTATTGCTCCAAACAATGCACAAACATTATCTGGTCAAGAGGCTTCGTTTAGTCTTGGATCTTTAGTTGGATTAGGTTCTGCAGTTGCAGATTTAACTGGTCAAGCCGTAACAGGTTCTGTGGGAAGTATATCTCCTGCAGATACGATGGGATTAACAGGTGTATCATTTACAGGTTCTGTAGGGTCAATAACTCCAGCAGATCAAGTTATGGGATTAACTGGACAAGAGGCTAGTGTTAGTATAGGAGCAGTAAATGTTAAAGCTTACGCAGATATTGACACGGGCAGTAACACGTCATATAGTGATATTTCAACGGGTTCGAATACATCTTATTCGGA